AACATATTTATAATTCTACATATTAATTCTATATCAGCTTTGTTACTTTTAAATATTCCAACTTGTAATAATCCAAAAAAATCTTTTTCATTATCAAATACTTTTGTTTCAGCAATTGCAGCTAAGCTTTTTGGTACTAATTTTAATATATTGATTACTGATGCATCTTTTTGTTTACCTTCAGATAAATCTACTGTAATTACAAACTTATCTTTAGGTTTAATATCATTTGGATTAAACTTAGGGTGCCAAGTCAACTCACTATAATCAAAATCATTATTAAATACTGCATCTAAATCTTTATAAACATACTTAATTGCATTAGACTTTATTTTCTTCAACGAAGGAATATCTAGCAACAAACTAGAACTCTTTAAAAACTGCAAACCATACTCTTGATTAAAGAGCTCTTCAGATCCAATATTCGCAATTTCATTTTGCTTCCATTCATCAGTGTCTCTTCCTGGAACTAACCAATAATCGACTCTAGTAGGAACAAACGCATTTTTACCTTCTAGTGCGCCCACCCATAAATCATAAAACATATTCATTCCGTTAGGTGTTGACGTAATAATCATTTTAGATATGCTGGATGATGATATAGTAGGATATACCGATCTATAAAAAGGTTCTAGAAATGATGGATTAATGTGAGCAAACTCATCCATATAAACTAAATGTAATGTAAAACCAATTGCAGCAGATTTAGATGTACTTTGTGAAAGAAGTCTACATCCATTATCAAATCTCATAGTTTTTACAGAAGATCTAATAATTCCAGGTTTTAAGAAAAATGGTAAACCATTTAATATATTTTTAATTTTATCTAATATTTCAATTACAGTTTCTCCTTTATTTGATAATATCATTATATTTCTGTCTTTATTAAAAATTAAATACCAAGCTATATATATAGCAGATGTTGTTGTCTTACCAATTTGCCTAGATGCACAGAGAATATTTAACTTATTATTATGTAAATTTCTAATTATATCTTCTTGATAATCTCGCAATTCGACAGTTTGATAACCGTCATCTGTCATTAGTTGACACAATTTAGCGAAATATAAAGGATCATTTGCACACCTTAACCAGATTTCTTGTTCTTCTAAAGTATAGTCAAATACAATATCTCCTGCTCGTAAACTAATATCGCTCTCAAAAAATGGAGTATCTGAAAGTTCTACACCATCATTGATAAGTCTAATAGATTCATCAACCATTCGGGTATTCCAAACTCTAGATCCTTTTCTTTTTATTTCTTCAGCCATGTAAAATTTTTAAATAAATACTTTATATTAAATATTTATCATAGAAATGCAAAATGTCAATAAATCACAGCTTTTAAGTATAAAAAAATTCAAAAAACTTAATGAAAGCGAATTATCTCAAACAGATTTAGAAAGATTAGATAGTGAAATTAGACCATATGAAATCAAATTAGAGGACTATTTAATTGCAGAGTTTCCTAATGAAGAAGAGAATGATATTTTTAGATATATTGATAATTTATCTGCATCATATGTTGCTGATAGAAAATACGAACAACTAAAAATAGTATTATATGATTTTGATGCTAGAAAAGCAGATTTTCAATCTATAATTAAATAATTTTTTAAACATGTATTTAACTTATCCAGGAGAATCTGTAGTCATTCATAACGATATAGCTTACAATAAAGTTATATCAGTAACTTCTGTTATTGATGATGCTACAGGCGAAACTCCTTTAAAATATTTTGATAGGACATTTTCTTATTCAAGTGATAGTGGAGGGACCTGGTCTTCATGGATCAATTATACAGCCAACAATTTAGATTCTATTAATACATCAAATTTTTCTGATACTACAAAATTTAGATTTAAATTTGAAATAGCAGGAAATAATACAAATACTGTTATGTCAGTTTCTAATGTTAGTATTACATTGACCCAAGGAACCCCTGATTGTATAGAATGTTGTTCTGATAATATGGTAACATGTTATAGAATTGATGGATGTAAAGAAGGATCATTTGATCCTTATGATTTACCGAATGAAAAGGCATTTTATATGGAAATGAACGATAGCATAGCAAATACTTTCGGAATTCCTGTTAGATATTGGAAACTTATTCCACAACATAGAAGTGGTGATGTTATTTTTAAAGAATGGACTTTGACTAATGTGTCTGAGCCAGTTGATATTAAAGTGGTTGTTGATAGAAATGAATTTCCTGATGCTAAGATAAATTACAATTTATGGGGATCAGAATATGAAGATAACTTTGAAGTTAATATTATGATTACTGATTGGGAATCCTTATTTGGTAAGGGTTCCTCTCCTCAAGTTGGTGATTTTATGTATATGTTAATGAATAATAGGATGTATGAAATTAGAAGTTCGTATATATTTAGAGGATTTATGCAAATGCAAATATGGTTTAAATGTGCCCTAAGAAAATATCAACCTAAATTATCTAATATCATAAATTCAGATGATATTGAAGAAGATTTGAAAAAATATATAACTACAACAGATGATATGTTTAGTGTTGAAGTTAAATCTGAAGAAGATAGATTAGTTAAGGAAATCCAACATCATACATATACAGAACAAACTGATATTACTAGAATAGGGCTTGATTCTGGAGTAGAAATAATAAATTCAAAATTAATGAACGATTTTACACTAGTAAGTGAACACTATTATGACTTAAGTAAATCAAGAGATCCAGCAGTTGTTTATTCATCTACAATAGATTTGTCATCTGAAAGAAGTTTTATGTGTTGGTTTAATCCTAAAATATATTCTGAAAAAAATCATATGGTATCTAATTGGGTTCCTGATGGTCAAAATTTAAGAGTTTATAAAAGTGCACACAATATATTGAAAGGGGATTTCGTTAAAGTTTTAAATTATTCTAATGAAACTATTATAGTTAGTGTATTGGATTCAACTACAGATTATTTTTTAATAGAATATTCACATCCAATATTAAACTACACAAGAGTTTATTTAGATAAAATATTTGGAGGTAGTAAGACTTCTTTAAATATTGACATGTTAGATGGTAAATTAATTGTATATTTTATTGGAGTTAGATATGATTTTGATATACCTATTTTAAAAGATCATTGGTATGTAATGAATTTAAATTTAAGTAATGTATATAAACAAATGACATTAAATTTATGGGAAAGAAGTCTAGAAGCAACTAACGACTATTCTAAATATAATAATGGTACCACTAAATTAAACATGGTCTATGAAAAAATAAATACTATTAGTAATTTTAATGTTCAATTAGTTGATCACTGGCACTTATCTAAAACTCATATAAAGATAACAAATATTAGATTATTTAAATCTATTTCAGATAGAGATAAACAACAAATACTATTAAATCAAAATATTGTACAAGACTCACATAATATTATTTTAGCTGATAATGCAGTTCCAAGAATAAATATTACAAAGATATCTAAAAATTTATAGTATGCAGAAATCAGAAGATTTTAAAAAGAATTTAGAATTAAAAGAAACTTTAGATAATTTAGTTTTTGGTACAGAAGATACAATACCAGTTGACAATGGACAAGAAATAGCAGATGTAAGAAATCAAGTTAAGTTATATACAGATTTTAATGAATTAAGTGCAAATTCAAAAAAAGAATCGAAAAAAATAGTTGAATCTATTGTTAAATTTTATTTGGATTTAGATTTGATTAATAAGAGTGATTATGTTAAATATAAAAAATCTATTGATGAAAGAACTCTATCTTCAACAATGTTTCAATTAGAAACTGCAGAATATGCTTGTATTAAGTTATTAGAGGAAATAGATTCAGGCAATGCTAATTTAAAAGTATTTGAAATTCTAGGAAAGTTACAAGAAACTACCATGAAAATAGCAGAAGTTCAAGCAGCAACTGTTAATAGAATGGAAGAAAGCTATAAGAAAATGCGTAATGATAATGAGCATTTAAAAATGTTAAACGGTGAAGAAGATAAGAATCAAAATGATGATGATCTTAGAATAAAGGGAAGTAGAACTTTAATTGAATTAGCTCAAAAAATCAGTAAGGATGCAGGAATAGATAAGATGGAGGTTGTTGAGATAAAAGTTGATCCAAGACAGTCTTATAGAGAAGAGAAGCAAAATGAAGGCCGTGAAGATAATCCAGATGCTATTGATGAGGATTTATTTGGTTAAAATCATTTCTGTTAAAAGATAAATATTAAAATAAGTATACGAATTTGGCACTTGGACATTTTAAAAATAGTAGAGTAGGTATGGGTAACTGGGAACCATTATATATGAACCAGTTTGAAGTTACCATAATTCCTCCTGCCGCAATTTCTGCAGATAGAGAAATTTTATTACAAGAAATACAGAAAATAGAAGGACTTGACGTTGAACAAACTCCTAGTGAATTGAAAATTCAACAATTTAAGACTGCAACAAGACCTTATGCTGGAGCAAAACCAGAAAAGACTCACTTAGAGTTAAAGTTATCATTTAACGTAAATTTAAATGACGCAAATTCTGCAGTTCTTTATAAAATTCTACGTAACTGGTGTAATCTTGTAAGAGATCCATTAACTGGTGAAATGGGATTAATGAAAGATTATACTGATAGTGGTCAAACTAAGATTATTATCAATATGCACAATAAAAGAGGTGATATTTATAGAACTATTACAGGCTATAATGTATTCCCTGCTCAAGGTGCTATAACATCATTAACTCCAGATTATACAGCGGATGAAATATTTAAAATTGAAGGATTTGGACTAGTATGTTCATACTTTGATGATATTAGTTTATAATATAAAAACCAATGGCAGCAGAAGTATCATCTATAATAATTTACAAAGAAAATAAACCATCTTTAATTGCTCTAGTTAATAGAATTATGAAAAATCATAATTGTACAATTGAAGAAGCTACTAAAGCATTGACAGTTCTATTTAAAAATTCAACACCGGCAGATTTTGAAGATGCTAAGCATGAAAAAGTAGAAGATGAAACTACTACAAATGAAAGCAAGTTATTTTCACCAGAAAAATTTAGAAGTTTAAGAGAAAATATTTAAAAATATTTTTTATTCCATATTTTTAAAGGAGCTAGTTAATTCTAGCTCCTTTCTTCGTTTATTAAAAAATGTCAAATAAATAGTGAATAAATATTAAAATAATAAAACAAGTCAAAATGGCTAATATTTTAGATTTAAATTCCTTCAAAGCTTCAGGCACTTATCAAATTGAAATAGACGCTTCGGAATCAATTAGCGTAACGAGTCAAACCGTTAGATTAATTATAGGTTTCTCTCGAACTGGTCAGTTTAATGTGCCAGTATTCTTATCAAATGTAAAAAATGCAAGAACTATATTTGGTCCAATAGATTCTTTTTTAGAAAGAAAAGGATGTTTCTTTCATAGAACTATAGAAAAATGTTTGGAAGTAGGGCCCGTTATAGCAATTAACTTGTTAAGTTTAAATAACGATCTATCTACATCTGATCCAGATATAACAAATTATAAATCATTCTCTTTAGATACTACTGAGCATAATGGAGTAGTTACTTCAAAATTACTATCTTCTTATTATAATAAACAAAGATTCTGGTTCCCTGAAGTAGATTCTTTTTTAGCTACTAGAAGTACAGTTGATCAATCTAAATTACTTAACTTTGTTAATTTAGGTCAGAATAAAATGTCAATACTTGCAGTTAAATCTACTGTTGGTGGATATTCATTCCCTGCAGTAGAATGGTATGGTGCAGGGAATGTTCCTGAATATATGAGACAATATGACTTATTGTCAGATTATTTCATTGACGTTTATATGTTTAGTGGAGATTGGGGACCAGATAGATATGCAGCTTTATCAGGAGATCCACTATATTCTTCTTATTTTACAGTTGATGGTTTTATAAAAAGTAAATTAAATGACTTTTTAGCATTACCTGAAGTTAATAATATCGGCAAATTTACTGGTACAATTATTCCTGATTTCGTTGATCAAAATGGTGTAAATCAATTTATTGAAAACATTGTTAATTCTCAAACTAGAGTAACAGGTTTATTTTGTTCAGTTAATAAAGAAGCATTGGATGATATAACAACAAACGGTTCTAAAATAGATTTAGTAGGACATAATTTGACTTCTATTATTGATGAAGAAACATCTTTAATTGCTAATACAATTGATATGTTATCTTATAAGCAAAAAATAAAAGAAGAAACTTTATTTGCTCAAAAATCTAGTTATACTCAAAATAAGGTTGCTCAATCTAAAGTAACTAATTCAACTACTACTACACCTTTTTCAGGTATATGGAGAAATACATCTTTTAATGGTTTATTAGGTAATCCTGCTAATATTATAGCTACAGATTTAAAAACACTTTCTTTTAATGTTTCATTATTAACATCTTCAGAAAAATCGTTTTTAGTTAATGCAGATTATAATTCAATGTATGTACAACAATATGCATCAACATACCCTAATGGAGCTACTTTAAAATCTAGAGTATATTCTAAAACAGTAACAGCAACCCAACTTATTTTAGTTGTAGATAAAGAAGCTGTAGGTTCTGTATTCACAGATGCTGCAACTTTATATAATGTTGGTTCAGGATTTGATAAGTTTGATTTAGATTCGGCATCAGCATTTCCAGGATTAACTATTCCAGGTTCTACTGTTGTATTTTATGGAGAAATTAATTCACCATTATATAAAGCAGTATTAGATCAGAAAATAACTGAAGGAGATACTATTTTAGTTGATTTAGTACCAAGAGATTACGATTATATTAAAATAGATGATTCTACTAAAGATATATCATCAGAATTTATTACTGTTATTACTGCTCCTGTAATTATTCCAGTTAAGGTTATTTCATCTTATTTAGACATTGATTTTACTGATTTAAGAACTACAGAATTACCTGGCTTAGCTTTCGGTAATGCATATTCTTATAAAGAAGGTGATACAACAGTTTCTACTGTTCCTTCAGGATCTTTAAACTTAGTATCTCTATTAGGTAATGTAAATATATCTTATCCTATAATTCCAGGTTCTTATAATATTAATGCAGTTAATTTAAATGCTGCAGATGCTGTAGGTATTAAAGTAGGTGATTATTTGGTATTTGAAGATGGTACAAGATTAACTAGAATTCAATCTATTAAAACTATATCTTCAGGTATTGTAGAAGTTAGAACATACGAAAAAATTAAAGTATGGAATGAATTAACTGATCCAACTATACAGGCATTTAAATCAATAGATACTTTCGTAAGCAATTTAAATTTTACTTTCTTATCAGGTTATACTATAAAAGAAAGACAAATGCCTAACAATACAACGTTAAGAATGAACGAAATTTATTCAGTTTTAACAACAACAAATTTATTCAATTCATTAGCAGATTCTGATATGATCCAATGGAGATATTTAGTTGATGTATTTAATCATGGCATTGAAACTGAAAGTAAATCTATTTTAGGTAAATTGTGTAAGAAAAAAGGTAAAGCTCTTGCTTTATTAAATGTGCCTTCTATTAAAGAATTTACTAATTCAACTGATCCAAGATTTACTGATCCTGTTACATCGTCAGAGCCTAAACCAACATTTAATGCAAGTTATATTCCAAGTGGAGGTAATTTAGATTTAAATCCTAGCTTTACTTATGGTTTACCTTCTGAAGCTAATGGTGGTAAATATGTAGCTTTCTTCTCACCTAATGTTGTTATACAAACACAAAGTGGATCAGAACTTTCAGTTCCGCCTGCAATGTATGTATCTAATAACTTCGTAAGAAAACAAATTGAAGGAATTCCTTTCTCTATTGTTGCAGGTAAAAGAAGAGGAGTTATTGGAGATTCTGAAATTTTAAGATTAGAATATGATTTTGATCTTACTGATAGACAATTCCTAGAACCTTTTGGTATTAACCCTATCATTAAGAAAAGTGGACAATTCCAAATTTATGCTAACCAAACAGGTTATCAAAAACTTAATACTGCATTAAATAACGTCCATGTAAGAGATACTCTTATAACAATTGAAACTGCAGTAGAAGAAATTTTGAATAATTATGTATTCCAATTTAATGATAATAATACAAGATTAGAAGTTGAAACTATTGTTAGAAGTTATATGGATGGTGTTCAGATTGCCGGAGGTGTTTATACTTACAGTTTATATATGAATACTGTGAATAATACACAAGATGTTATTAATGCAAATACAGGTATATTCGATTTAAGTGTAGAACCTGTAAGAGGAATGCACAAATTAATTTCAAGATTAACTGTTAGAAAAACTGGTGGATCTTCTACTAGCGGATTCACTGCAGTATAATTTTAAATAAATATTAAAATGGAGCAATGGAGATATTAATATCTCCATTGTTTTTATAAAAATTAAAAACATATGACAAAAATACTAGATTATTCAGAATTTAAAAAAATATTTGAATCAAGATTAAATGAAGATTCTGATGATATATCTAAATTATCTAAGGAAATCGAAGATACTTTATCTAAAATAGATTTAAGTGATTCTGATATTAAAAGTGCAATTGCTGAAGTAACAGGAGAAAAAATAGAAGAAATAGATTTACCTGAAAAGTTAGAGGAAGATGTAAATGAAGCACTTTTAACATTAGCAGGTATTGCATTATCAGCAGGTAAAGTAACTGAAATGTTTGGTCAAGGAATAAAATGGTCAGGTAAAAAGTTAAATGTTAAAGGTATTGAAAATGTAGGTGAAGCAATAGCTAAAGGCGGACATAAATACACTCATTTTATTGAAGAAAAACTGGTTAAACC